GCCCCCCATTACCTCAGGTGCCCCGATGGGAAGGCCCATGTCGACGGCTGCTCGCCAAACACTCCTAAATTTGCAGTGTTTGAAGAGCCCCCGTTCACCTAGGGCCTTCCGATTCAACTTCACTCCTTGTCCCAACAACGATCCTGCGAAAGCACTGGGTAAGTTATACCAATTAACTTCCCCTTTGCTTCCTCCGGAAGGGGCCGCCCAGTAAGAGAGAGGGAAAAATATTTTCTCCTTCCCTCCTACGTACGGCACCTCGCAAAACAATCCTCTCTTGGGATGGAGATAACTCTTCTTTTTAGAGATTTCTCCCCCGAGAGAGGCCATTGCATCGTCATACTTAGAACGGTCAGCCGGCGTCATGTTCGGAACTAACGCATCGTCCCCTGTACTAATGCCAAAAGTCTTATTGACCTTGGCCATAGCATAGAAGGTAACGAGCGGTAGGACTGCCCATGAGGTCGGCTCACCCATCATAGCTCCCCTTGTTGTGACACGATTAACATACTCGCTGCCCCCTTTACAGGCGGCATGCAAGTATGCTTCGTATCCCAACCGGAAGCGTTCTAAGTCTTCCATCGTAAGTGCCCGGCTTTTATCAGTCGAGAACTTCCCAGGCTGTTGTTGGATCGAACATGGTTTCGGTCCAAAAACAAACCCTTCCAACGATGGGGGAACCCTCGCCAACTTGATACCGTTCGCCGAAATGTTAACCATTTCCTCGTACGAGTCTTGATAGGGGCGGTCGTTCGGGTCAGATGACCATTCCGGGAACCAAAGATCGAACACTAAAATTTCGTCTGCGGTTACCTCGATGGTCCTTTCCTCAGTTAACACCACCCCCGGTAGACATCGTTCATACATCGGGATAGGCCTTCCCTCTCGTAATATTACGCTAGGGAGGAACTTCTCCTGACGGACAGACAGTATCGGAGGCGAGGGCACATTCTGCTCATGAAGACTATTTGGTAAAAACAGTAGCCGAGGCCCGAAGAAGAGAGGCATAAACCTCTCCCATCTCCGGAGCTCGGGTACGTAATCCAAAATCTCTTCATAGAGACCAGCCTGTGCCCAAAAGCCGTGGCAATCTGTCGCAAAACTTAAGTCTTGCGAATACCACTGGCCCTTTTGTCCCTTTAAATCGACTGTCTTATGACCGCCGAGAGATCGGGATGAGCGTGGATCATTCAAGAGAAAGTGATCTGCCGCCTTTCTGAACGCTTGTTGCACCAGATTAGCAGCAGTCAGACCCAATGTCGGCACACGTACCTTTAGCCCCTTTTCAGGGGCAGCTAAAGGCACTGCCGGCAAGAGTCCTTCTTGCTCGAGAATGATATCCAAAATGGTCTCACATCCATCCATTAGGAGGATGTTCATCACTTTGGATTGACGAATATCGCCGAGGAACATGGCATCGAACATACCGCTCGATTGTACCTGTGCCCCGACCGAAATCGTCTCCATGAGATAGGGAAGGAGCGTACCTTTGGACAATTGGGTTGCCAATTGGAAAACCCAAATGTCACGGTACGCCCCGGAATGGCCCCATCTCTCCCCGCTATAACCTAATGCAGCTGACACACTAGGTTCTGCGGTAAGAGAGATTGGTTCCTTCCCCCTATTCTCTTTCAACCACCGGCGAATGAACAACTTCCAATCTGGAGGTTCAGGGACCGACGGTTGACAAAGCCTGTCTGCCAGATCTAAAATAAGAGCTGACTTCTCAGGCTTTGTAAGTAACGGCGAAGGAAGAGAACGCGCCAGATATGAAAACTGGAGCGCCTCCACAGCCGTCATCCAATTCGCCAAGGGATGCCGAGGCTGGGGCCCACCAAAATAGTACGCCCTGCACTCGGTCGCTAAATCTTTTACAAATTTAGCAGTCTCCCATGGTCGGCGCCAAACATCGTCTTTAAGACGATTTAGGCCCGAGATGGCGACCGAAGGTAATGACCGCCGCGTTTTCAATATTTCATGATAACACAGCGCCACACCATCGACCACCGTCCGCATACAATCTAACCTGGCTACATTGCTCCGGTAGCGAACCGAAACGTTGTAGGGGATAACAGCCTCTTTTGACCGCTGTAGAGTTCTTTCCATCTCAATAACTCTCAACGTCTCAAGACTGACTCCCACACCATAGGTTAGGATCAGGAAGTCAACTTCCACTTTATTAAAAAAGTGGTAGAAGAACTTCCTAACCATAGGGGTGACACGATAGAAAAGGATTAACTCACGATAACCCTTTTCTAGTGACATCCCTCTTTGCCTCTCTGTCGAAACAAGAGGCCAGAACTTCTTAGGAATCCATCTCCCCGAAGGGACAATGCGACCTAAGAGTTCTCTAACATCCTTAGGAGGCGGGACGGAAAACAATTCCCCTCCCCCTTCTACATGGAACCCCCTACCCTGCCCTGACAGCCAGAGTTGTTGCTTATTTGCCAACAACTCAACTGGATCAAGGAAGAGATGACGGATCCTACTCTTTTTCCAGTCACAAAGACCGGAACATGAAGGGTAGAAATCTTTCATTTCTTCTCCTTGGCCAGCGCGGCCGCAATCGCGGCTGACATCATGTCAGCCAATTCCTGCGGTGTCATTGACCCTATGGTCAATGACTTCGCGTTGCCTGCAGGGGTCCTAGGAGGCCTTTCCTCCCTCGCTCGGGCAGCGGACCTTCCCCTAGATCTACTACGGGAAGGCCCCCTATCCGGGAGATGGGCAGGGACCACGCCAACCTCGCCGAGCTTCTCGCATTTGGCACGTAACTTAAGATACGCGCCCCGGAGACGTTGCTCAGAGGCTGTCGCTGGTCGAGCGTTCAACTTCACGCCGTCGTGTTCCTTCCTAATGGCGGTCCACTCGGCCACAAGTTGAGCCCTTGTCGGGCGGCGGACGCGAGCTAACCAATCATTAAAATTGGTAGCTGACACCCGCCCGCTCCTAATCTCCTCCAAGAAAGGTGCGCCTATCTCGACGTACCCTCTCACGGCCCAGTTAGGAATTTTAGCCCGACCATAATAGTCGTTCTTCTCTTCCTGAGAAAGCCCTTCTACCGAATCCAAG